AACCTTTTTGTTTTTGTAAAAATGCAAATACCTCTTGAGCTTTATCTTGCTGTAGAGGTGGCATTTGTACTGTAAAAGAAAAATATTGACTACCTATTTGTCTGACTTGTCTTCTACCTGATAAAGTCTGATTCAATAAAGTAGGTCTATTATTTTTAAAATTTAAACTTCTAAAATTTGGGTTAGTTGTAAATTCAGGTATATCAGCCATTACACTATTCCCATTTTGCCTTGATTGTTCATGGCATTGTTTATGATTGATGTTATCAATCCTTTTCTTGATGCTAATAACTGGTCAAATCCAGCAGCATCTACTGTTGATATATTAAAGTTGACTGTAGCTCCCATACCTTGTCCTTTTGTGTGGTCAATAACAGTTTCATTAGGATGTAATATAGCAGGGAATCCACCCTTACCATCTAAACCTCCAGCTCTTGAACCAGATCCTGTATAACCACCACCCTCAAAGACATTATCAAACAATGTATCTCCGTCTGTTAATTTGTTGTATTCCATATTACCTTTTATATCTTTAAAAGTTTTACCTATAGAACCAAACATTCTGTCTATGATTAATTTTTGTACAGCTATTCTCATTAACTCTCTTACTACAGAAGTTGCATAATCTTTAAATGAAGCCTTACCCTTTTCTAAGAAATCCATAGTTAATTGAGTCAAACCATCGTATGACTTTTTAAAGACACCCTGCATTTCTTCTTGCATGGTTTTAATATTAGTAAAGAAATCCTTATAACCTTTTTCAGCATCCATTAAGAATTGTTCTAATGCAGTTAATGGCATGAAACCAGTTTTATTATCTCCTTTTTGTTCTTCAGGCTTTCCAAATATAAACTCCATAATACTAGGAACTTCATAATCTGTATCTCCCACAACTCTATCTCTAATTCTTTTTCTAGCTTCTGCAATTTTTTCTACAGATTCATCAATATCCCCACCTATAGAATCAACATCTATAAGTTTAATTTTACCAATACCAAGCCTTTCAGCTACATTTGGCATTTTATCTATTGCTTTATTAAACAAGCCTAATATCAAATTAAGACCACTTGCTATAGATTTGATTACAGCAAAACCAGTTAATTCTTTTATACCTTGTTTAAATGTTTCAAAAGCAATTAATCCTTTATCAATAAAATTAGGAATTGTTACATCAAATACTTCTCTGAAGTCATTATATATTTCTTGTCTAAATACATAAGCTGCCATTATTAACGTAGTAAATGCTGTTAATAATAAACCAAGTGGATTTGCTAATATTGCTTTACTCATAGCTTTTATAGCTAAAGTAACTCCAGCTATTGCTGGTATTAATAAAGCATCTAAGTTTTGTGCAACAAAATTAATTCCGCTAGCTAGTTTTGAAAAGCCTTGAGTAGATTCTTGTATATCTCCAATCATAAATTGGAAATTATTTCTTAATGCAACTCCAGCTTGTCCTAGAGTCATAGGCATATCTTTAATTAGCTCATTAGTTTCTTCAATACCTGCGATAAGAATAGGCATTACAGTTTCTGCTGTTAATTTACCAGCATGACCAAATTCTCTAAGTTCACCAACAGTCATATCTAAACCATCGGCTAACATCTTAGTTAGAATCGTATTGTTTTCCATTACTGATCTAAGCTCGTCACCTCTTAAAGCACCTGAAGCTAAACCCTGTGCCAACTGTCTAGCAGAGTTATTTGCTTCTTGAGCATGAGAACCAGCAATAATAAAAGTATTTGCTACCATTTGTGTAGCATTAGCAACGTCTTGTTGAGTTGCTCCTAAATGCTCAGTAGCTAAAGAAAGCCTTGTAAAAAGCATAGCAACAGCATCAAAATCAGACCTTGATTCAAGGGCTATTCTTCTCATGTGATCCATTGCCATAGCAGTTTCTTCTGCACTACCAGTAAATGCATCCATTCTGTTTTTTACGCCAATCATTACGTTAGCGGCTTCAACTAATTCTCTTACAGAAAAAGCAGCAGCTAAAGTTTGTCCTAATTGACTAACAACGCTATTAACACCACCAATATCTCTTTTAAACTTATTTAAAGCAGCAGCAGATTTATTATTAGCTAATAAATCTATCTGGTACTTAAATGCTTTTGGTAGTGCCATTCCTTTCTTCCTTTATTTGAAGATAAGCCAACCATCCTTGAAACTCCTCAACTGTCATTTCATCAATCTCAGCTAAGGTTTTATTTAGTTTTTCAGCTAATGCATATCTTATGTATAGCTGCTCATCTTCTATTACTTTTTTTTAACTTCTTCCTGCGAAACATTGTTCATCATTTCGCTAGAAACTCTTATTAATACATCTCTATCAACCCTCTCCAATAAGGTTTTCTTATCAGCGATAGTAAATAACTTTTCTCCACTTTCGTCTAATGCTTTATAAATTAAAACATAAGCTAAAAGCTGTACGTCATCATCTTGAGCTAGTTTCATAAATTTAGAAGTCTCTGAAAGAGTTATTGGTTTGCAATAAATCTTTAACGGATTATCTTCATCATCACCCCATTCAGGGACTTCTATAATTCTAGTTTCTAAGCTATCAAAATGCTTTTTTGCGTTATCTATAACTGACATTTTCTTATACTGTTGTAGTTGTTAAAGCGCCAGTACCTTGTATTGTTAAACTTGCTTCAACTAGACCATCAAATGAGCCAGTTCTTGAAACACCAGTAACAATAGCTTCACCACTATAATATGTGTCTGAAACACCTGCTGGATATAAATTTATCTCTATAGTATTACCAACAACAAAAGCACCTTGACCATCAGCATCACCATCATCCCAAAAAACATCTAAAGAACCTGAAAAAGATTTTAAAGTTGCTACATGAGTTCTGCTTCCATCACCCATAGCTGTATCTTCAACAGTATCAGAAGTATGTTCTAAAGAATATGATCTAACCTCACCAACAACATTAGTTCCGCCAGTAGTACCTAGCTTAACAACGCCATCATTTCCTTTAAATGTTGCCATTTTCTTTTACCTCGCCTTTCGGCTTTTTCTTAGAAGAAGATTTAACTTTGTCTTCCGACTGGATTGCTTCTTCCTTCCAACCCATTCCCAACATAGTATCCACATTTGATTGTGGAACTTCTATTGAAACTTTACCATTTGGACTAATCATTTTCATAATTATCTCCTATTATACTGCTATATCAGGATTGGTTTCCTGAACATAGTAGTTCGTTAAAAAAGTCAGAGAAACATAACCTACTGGTTGTTCCCCATCTCCTGTATATTCTATTTCTGTTGATTCAATGTAGGTATCTTTTGCAAGTCCACCTAAAGTACGATCAGCAGAAATAGCCTCTTCAACTTCTTTGCTTATTGTATCAATAGTATCGTCAAAGTTGCTAGTAGCTTTACAATATCCTTCTACTACTACTGATAGCTCTCTGCTCATTACTCTATCAGTACCTATAACAATAGGTTCAGAGCTTTCTGACTTTGTATAAATAACTAAAGAAGGAAGGGTATCTTCTTGTAATGTATAAACTCTTGATTCATATACATTAGAACCTGTTGTTGTTAAACCTGATAACGTAGTTCCAAAGTATTCTCTAATTTGTTGACGTACATGATTGGCCATTATTGCACCTCAAGAAGTAAAGATGTCATGCCTAAATTGTCATGCTCGTAATTAATAACTTTATAATTTGTTGCTGCTTTAATTGTAGTTCCATCTAAGTTTGTAATAGCAGGAGCAGCAAGAGTGTCACCAAATGCAATATTAGGTATATCAGTAGTTTTAGCTTGTGCTACAGGTTGATAACCTTGTACTGGCAAGCCTCCACTATCTATATCTACATATTCTTGATTTAGGATCACATTGATAGATTTAGAAATGCCACCATCAGGAGTATAGGTAACTGCAATACCATGTCCGTAGGTGGCATCTAAATAACCATCGAAATCTCTATCAAATTCCATTGGCATGATTTACTTTTTAGCTCTTGTTTTTGGAGCTTTTACTTTTGAAGTTTCTAAGCCAACACTTCTATCTTGTTTCTCAGTCTTGGGTTTATCTACACAAACTTCGGCTTTACCATATCCACATAAAGCATGACCTTCATGCTCAGGTAGTTCAACTATATCACCAGCATGTACTTTAGAACCGCCAGCCATTGTATCTGTTAAGATTTTATATTTTTTCATATT